CCTTTTTGAGGTGCGATTGATGCGATAAGACCAGTTAAAGAAGTTGAGTTTTCTGGCATTCCTTCGATTACATCAGTTTCGACCATTCTATTAGCCTTATCTATCCAATTTCTGGCATCTCTCTTTCTTGGGTAAAGACCAAGAACATAACCGCATAATGCAAAATTTTCTGGTTTATCAGAGACGGTTGCTGATAACATCATAATCTTAGCATTCGTTTCTGCTGCAGCTTGTAGCATTGCATGATTAACCGTCGCAGAGTTTTTACATCTATGAGATTCATCGAATATTAAACAAATGTCTTGAGGCAGATTCACCCATTTAAATATATATTCACACACATTTTCATCATTATTCTCCTCTTTATTATTGACTTCTTCAATTCTACGATTATTATTGTTATTGTTATTGTTATTGTTATTGTTATTGTTATAACGCTGATTCCTATTGTTGTAATTATTGTTGTAATTATTATTGTTGTAATTATTATTATTATGCCTATTATACCTATTCCTGCTGTTATTGTTATAATTGTTATTATTGTAATTGTTATTATTGTAATTGTTATTATTGTAATTGTTATTATTGCTATTATTGTTATTATATCTATTAGTCTGTTGATTCTGCATTCTTTCATAATGCTTTTTATAATCATCTATAAATGGATTCGTAGTTGATATTCCAATATTAGATGTTGATGCGGTATTATCTGATGAGGTAGCAGTAGCTATCGATGATGTTACTGATACACCTTTATTCGTAGATGATTTCTTTCTATCTGATTTTTCGATAAAATTGCATAAAAGCTTTTCATTACCAGATCTTGCCGTAAAGTACTTACAATTTTGTATTGACTCATAATTACTTATACCATAATATGATGCATTGAAATGTTCTAATGCCTTCTTCCAACTACTTATTACCGATTTTGGACATATTATAAATGGCTTCAATCCCATCATTAAACATGCTGCAACACTAACATAGGTCTTACCGGTACCAGTCGCACTAGAGTCTAAGACTCTGTTATACATACTTAATGAATAAATCAAGTTTTGAACGTGTGGAATTTGATATTGTAATAGTTTTGTTTGTGGATCAGCATTATTATTCGCAGGGCTTTCTGTTATTATTTCTACATTTACTGTATCTTTTAAATTAACATCCTTTATTACATCATTCTTTATATCTTTTACATCATCTTTTATATCTTTTATATCATCTTTTACCTCATCTTTTACATCTTTTACATCATCTTTTATATCATCTTTTACCTCATCTTTTACCTGTTCTACCTTATCTTTTACCGTATCTTTCTCACCATCTTTCTTTATTGTTTCTGTTCCTGTTTCTGTAACTGATGATTTAGTTTGTTCGAATATGTCTGATTTGTTATGTAATATTTTAATTTTGAGCTTTGGTTTTATACATAATTCACTCATTATAAAACATATTTTAATGTGATATATTTTATATTCAATTTTTCCCAGTGCTTTTTACATCCATATAATATATTTAAAAAAATGAATTATATATATTTTTCTTTTTTTTCATATAACAAAAAGATGGATAAGATGAACACCTATGACTATTTACAGATAGGCCAAATTGCACGCGTTGCAATGAGTAAGATCTTGACTAGATTACCTGATATATGTAATGCAAGAATCGTCTATCATGAATTGCCAGAATATTGTGATGATTTAAGCTATACCTCTGGAGATTTTCTGATTAAGAGCTATCCTTCTAATATTCATCTAGTATTTAATGAACTAACACAACTTGTAAAAGATTGTACTAAAAATAATAATAATAAAAGATTCAGTGCTAGACATACTAAGACTAAAATGAAGAAGCCTAAGACGAATAGTAAAATTGTAAAAAAAACAGAGAAAAAAGATAAAAGAAAGATTAAAGTAAAAGTAGAAGTAGAAAAGCGATCTAAAAGGAAAGTCCAAAAGAAAGGTGAATTACCAGTTATTTTATCGCAAGCAGATAAAAATTTACCAGTTATTTTATCGCAAGCAGATAAAAATTTACCAGTAGCATTAGTAGCAGATGTAGAGGGTGAACTGGAAGTAAAAGAAGTAGTTAACCCTGAGAAAAAGACAGAATTAAGTGATAGTTTAAAACCACCCAAAAAACGCAATTTTTATTTTTAATAAAGCTAATAAAGCTAACAAATGACCAAACACTTTGTTCTTATGGCATTCCATAAGAACAATCTTTAAAGATTAACCTGAGATGTCTTAGAATATCAATTGAGGCTGTCCGATGGGCTTTCATCTCTTTAGATGGTTCATATCTTATAGACCAAGTATTTGACCAGCCTTCCTAGTTTGCATTTCATCGATACCATAACAGGCTTCCAAATCTCCATCTTTGCATACATATGGAACATGATATAAGAATTTAAGATATGCATCCTGATCATTTGGTATCGTTGTTGATGGTAATGTATTATATGCCATCTGTCCATTATTTCTATCCCATACATCATCTACATTCCTAAATAAACCTTGACCAGGAGTCTTTAAAGATGTACTACTAAAACTTGCCGCAAAAGGTGAAGCTGATATCGTCCACTTATTATCTGTATCATCCCTATCTAAACAAGATGGTTTCTTACCAGGATTACCTACATTATCAGTCGGTAAGACATTTCCAAATGGATTATTAGGTGTTGCCATCTGGCATCCTGCTACCATTGAAAACTTGCATGGACCACAACTACCTAAGGCCTCATTTTTAGCGGAGATACTACAGCTACCAGGTGTAGGTGCTCCTCCAACACCTAGATTAGGGTTTCGTATCCCACATACAACATTATTTGGGGTCTTTTCAAAATCGATCTTTGCACAATGAATATTAGAATCCCTTCTAATATTATCACCTAATCGGTCTCCCATCTTAAAAGCATCTTGTAAAGCGCTTAAAGGTGCGGGTGCCGATTCTAAGTTATTCGCTCTTATTCTTCCATTAATTACAGTATCATTACTTATTTCACAACTCTTTAAGAATAATGATTCAGATTTATTAAAGGCGTTATTCTCTGAATTAGACCCAGGTCGAAGATCGAATTCTGGAATTACTCCCATATTTGGCATATTATCATTAGGTAATCCATTCGATTCAACACCTTTCGAAATTAATTTATCAGTTTCATTTACAGGTTTAACATTTAATTTTCCTTGTTCCATATCAAATAACTCTTCTGGTATCTGAAATCTTGGATCGATATTACAAATATCATCATTTCTATTATTATTATTGTTATTGTTATTGTTATTGTTGCAGTTATCGCTATTGTTATTATTGTTTCTATCATTGTTAATATTAATAGCTCTGTTAATGCTTGTTGAATTTATTAAATTATGGTATATTTGAAGATCATTGTCGACATCATCATTATTAGTGCTATCTAGGTAATTATTGCTGTTGTCTTTCGCGCCGTTCTTTATAAATTTATTGTACAATAATACTGTAAACATAAGTCCGATAATCGTAAATAATATTATCTCTTGTTTTTGAAAGACTATCCAACTTATAATACCTAAATATAGAATAAATCTTGCAATGCTGTTTAAATTATATATATCTATAGTTGAATTACGTGGAATAAATTGTTTCCAATTCTCCAATGTTATTAGAGTCTTTGGAGAGTCCCACCAAAAAATATCTGGCATATATTTTGTACAAATATATTAATAAAGACTCTTTACTTTATTGATAAAAATAATTAAGGAGAACAACTTATTAAGAGAGAATTGCTAAGATGCTGTTTATCTTAAGTATTATTATTATTTTTGATTAGGCATTTGCAGCTTTTTCATTGCCTCCATCATTAATAACATCGGATTTTGATTTTCGCTATTTTCATTGATTTCATTATTATTATTCATCGCATTATTCATCATATCCACCATATTCTTAAATGAATCATTAATTTCATTTGAATTAATATCTGTTTCTAATTCTTGTCTTGGTTCTAAAAGCATATTATTATTATTCATATCTAAATTACCCATATCTAAATTACCTGTATTTAAATTACCTGTATTAAAATTACCCATATTTAAATTACCCATATTTAATTGTGATAACAACATTCCGACACCAGGAATCTTTGATAAATCTTCTTTCATTGATTCTGCTGCGGATTCAAGATCTTTCTCACTTAATCCTCTCTGTTTCATGTTATTCTCAAATTTTGCAGATATACTTGTTGCAATTGATTGTAATCTATCTGTATCTTTACCAGAAAATAAACCCATGATAACCTCTAAAGGTGGTTTATTCTCCGGATTTAGTGTATTCATAATCTCTTCTGGATTAGCAGTCAGATCGTTTTTAACATCATTTATAAGTTGTGAGAGTGGATTATCACTATTAAAGATCTTTTCAAAATCTGCTATATTAGGAAGATTAAATGCTGACTCTGCTTTTTCATCTTCATCTACTTCCTCCTCTATTTCTTTCTCTATCTCTTTTGCAACCCGTAAATTTTGTATTATTAAATGCGCCCACTTATCATTATTCTTACCTAATGCTAGACATACACTAACATACAAATTATGTAATGATTTCCATATTATCTTCTTATATTTATCCATTCCACCTTGATCAGAACTCTCTTGTTCCAAGAATTGCCAAATATTATAGAGATCTAATCCTGTTATCAGTCTTAAATTTCCTTGACTATAACTCTGTGAAAACAAAAAATCATCTTCTTCTGCTATTAACTTTATATGTTGTTGGAAACGATCATATGTATGTTCTAAATACTCCTGTATTCTATTACTCTCTACAAACTTTGAATACTTTAAAAAACAATGATCCAACATTTCTTTTAAGCCAAGATAACTTTCATTCAATCCATGCATCTTATTCAAAAGATCTATCAGATAATTATTAAATAATGTTTCATATCTATGTTTCTCTACCCTACTAATCTCATTACCTTTCTCAACCTTTACTAAAAGTTTATCTTTATCTTTATCTTTATCTTTGTTAGTATTAACAACACCATTCGGTTTATTATTATCACTGTTATTCACATTTTTTACATTCTTTTTAAAATCTTTCTTCTTATCCTTAAGATTTCTTTGTTGGTATGACATTATTTCTTATATAGTATATTACTAAAATCCTATATGTTTAAAGTACGCATTTAGCTTTGAAAAATAAAATGATTTATTTTTCATTAGTCTATCTATCTTTTTATATCCTTAATAAATTAAATACAATGAGCAAGAACAGAAAGTATCGAAAATCTGATTCTGGTATAGCAATCGTTCAAATCAAATATCCTGTAATGACTACCACGATTCTAAAAGCTGTGCATAACAATAATTTGAAAATACGTAATACATCCTTAATGGATGGAGATTATTTTCTAGTATCTGGTATATGGAAAGATATTCGTAGACTTAAAAAGCTAAGATTCGTAAAACATTTAATATTTGAATCGGATCGAAAACCCTTAATTACCAATGCTGATTAAATCTAAATAATACATTTTAAGAATCCTCTTCTATATTCACCAAATCATTCGATGATGTATTCGTTGAAAGTGCTGAGCTATTATTTTCATCTAGCGTTAAACTATTACTCAATGAATATGTATTCATTGCCACGATTCTATCAATTATAACTCTTACTTCTCTTATAAAAGCCTCATTATCTGGTTGCGCCCTTAATCTTTCCATCATACTCTCATATGTCTCTAAATCATTATTTATATTATTATTTATGTTCTCACTGAAATTACTTTCTATGCTACTACATTCACTACGATAATCGCTCTGACATTCGCTACTACATTCACTACGATAATCGCTCTGACATTCACTCTGACATTCGCTACGACATTCACTACGACATTCGCTACGACATTCACTCTGACATTCACTACGATAATCGCTACTATCAGCAGTAGAACAGTTTGATTCACTACTATTATCATATCTAACATTAATTCTTATATGATTTGTCTGAAGTTGTATTAAATATGATGATAATTCTGTCGTAAATAATAGTGCTCTTGAATTATCAAGATTATCATTTAAGGTAACTAATCTAATTAAGAATTCAAGAATTCTTTCTTTATCATTATATGATAAATCTTGATTCCCTGCATTTAAGGTTTTAAGAAAGCCTTCTTTATCTCTTATTACCTGTATTAGGTTTGGCCAGTTATTTATAAGTCTGCGAATAAATTCAACTATCTGATTCCATTTTAATGATTTAAATCCATTTACATCAGGATAACATCCCAAGTATGATACTGTGTGCAAGAATTCAGTCATTTTATCAGATAATACATTATCACTATTTTCCAGATTCTGGTTATTACTATCATCAATGTTATTAGTGTTATTAGTGTTACTAATGTTACTAATGGTACTAATATTGCTAGTGGTACTAATGTTGTTGGTATTGATATTAGCAAAGTTATTTAAAAAATCTTTAAATTTTATTCTTCTTTGAATAGACTTAATTGTTTTATCATCGAATGGTTCATATGTATATGGATTAGTTATTAATAAAAGACTTTTATCATCGATAAGATTTTGTAATTCTTCTAAAGAAAATAACCATACACTCTTATTATTTTCATAATAATAGCGGTCATTTAAACTTAAGTTATCACATTTTATACCAGTTAGCGTTTCTGAATTTATTATCTTACTATGTAAATGCGGATTCTGTGTTAATATATCATATGCTAATTCTGTTATATCTATTAATTCATTATCTGCATTTTCATTAATATAAGATAAAACATTATTAAACAAAATTTTAAGTATATTGTTAACATTATTTTTTTCAGGAAAATTACTCATTTTAATTATTCTATATAACGTTCATAGACTATTTATTGTAAAATGCTTAACTTAAGTATTAATATTTTATTTCTAAATATTTATTTATTTCTGCTAAGTATCAGCAGAAATAGAGGTCGCACAGGCTAAATTTTGATTGACTAAATGATGTTAGAGAAAATTACTACTAAATATTCTATTTTAGATTGAATAAAAATGGCAACAAAGTTTGAAGAAATTACAAATCAATGTTGGAATCGGAAACACCTGTATAAAACCAAGAAATAATCTGATATTAATATATAGCCTTAAAAAAAGCCTAGGGAAAAATATTATATAGAATTTAATTATTTTATGGTTAAGAAGACAAATAATAATGTTAGTTGGTCCCAGCTTTCTCCAACCACAGGATATGAAAGAGAAAGACTCTTTAAAGAATGCGGTTCATCCTGCTTTCTAAAACCAAACTTTGAAAATCCAAGTAGATCAGGGTTTCCAATTTGCAGCAAATGTAATAATGATTTGTGTAGTTGTACTCCAACTTGCAAAGGGTTGAATGCTGCATATGTTAGATCAAGACAATGGAAACATGAAGGTGTTGCAAAAGTAGCAAGAGATTTACAAGGTAAATATAATTGCATTAATAAGGATAAAAATAAGAGTGTTACATTTAAAAAACCTAATGCATTCATCGAATTTCTTAAATCCCACAAAGATCAAGGATATTCAAAGAGTGAATTACTCAATATGTATAATAGATCCAAGAATTCCCTTTAAAATATATACACTATATCATCTTATATTAAAAACATTTAATATAAAGCACAACGTTAAAAAGCAAAAACAGAGCTTAAGCGCAAAGCTTAAGCGCAAAGCTTAAGCGCAAATCTTAAGCCATATAGCTTCTATACATCTTCTTTTTAAGCTTATCGTGAAATCTTCCAAGATCGATGACTCGATAGTTTCTGCCTGCATTATGCAAGTCCCAACCAAGAACTTTCGCCATAGGACCACAAGACAGGTAGAAAAGTGTATTTTCTGGCTCTAACATACATTTTTGTAGTGTTTCATTATATAATGTAAAGCAATCTTCGCTCTTAACGATAATAAATTTAAGACTCTTTGCTTTTTTAAACATCTTTTTAAGACGCCAATCTTCGGTATGATGAATTGCAACTATATTCTTACCAGTGAATATCGATATTATCTGGCCAATAAGTTTAAAATCATATATTCTTGATATATTCGAATAATAGGTTATATTGGGATTTAGCAGACTATAGTGTCTTGGTCTGCCTACTTCGACCGTCTTTATAAGGTTTTCAGAATCTGTTGTAATAATCTCTTTTAGCCTCTTGGTTAATTGTTCATGACTTGGCTGAAAATATATATTAAATCCTTCCATAACATAGAATTCACCATCACCAAATCTAATAAGGTTCTTCCCCTCTAATAGTTTTTGTACTACTAGTGCTTTATTATGTTCCACG